GTAATATCCTCCAGTGACACCGGATTCATGGTAGATGAAATGCTTTGCCGGGAATATATCAACGAAGATCAGCACAAAGCAGCCGTGTTCGTTATTACCCTACGCAATGTCGCATTCAGCAAAATGGGCTATGCTAAAATGCGTGAACAAATCGTCGATCTATCCGGCAATGATGCCCAAGTAACCCTCTCCCCCATATTCCTATACTCGCGCCTCATGCGTGCCATGAACCCTAAAAATATGGGAGTTGTAACCACTATCATCGGAACCCCATCCCTCGCTTGGGCATGGCATACACGCTACGAAATCCGTAATTCGTTGGATGAGTTGAAAAAAGTAATTGACGAATATTTCGCTTCCTGTAAAAATGATAACCATGAATGAGGGAAAGCTACGTCTAAAATTATGACATGGGAACTAACACCCGAACTAGAAAAAAAAATCATCAAAAAAGTCGTTGATGGTTATTCGTTTCGTAAAATAGGCCGTATGGATGATATGCCTAGCCGCGATACGATTATGAGATGGGAAAGAGAATATCCAGATTTTGCTACCAATGTCGCCCGCGCACGCGATGTTAAAAACGAAGATGATGTTGATAGGCTTGAAGAAATTAACGAGCTTGTTTTAAGCGGAAAATTAGAACCAAATGCTGCTGTAGCAGTGTCAAATAATATCAAATGGGTTGCTTCTAAATTGATGCCCAAAAAATACGGCGATTCGTCTAAACTGGAAATGAGCGGCGCTGGTGGTGGCGCTGTAATAATGAAGATAGTGGATGACATTGCAAACCCATCTTAGCCTGAAAGAAATTATATGCCCCGCGTTTCATGGGGTGCATCGCCTGATAAACGACGGCAAAGTATCGGAAGTATGGCTAAGGGGCGGTAGAGGTTCTACAAAGTCTAGCTTTGCTGCTATTCAGATTATTCTTGGTATTATAGCCGATCCGAACGCGAATGCGTTGGTTGCGCGTAAAGTGGAAAGGACGCTCCGATCTAGCGTGTATACTACGCTGATATGGGCAATCACTACTATCGGGTGCGAAAGTCTTTTCTCGGCATCGGTTAGCCCGATGGAGATTACTTATAAAAAGACTGGCCAGAAGATCATTATGAAGGGGTTAGATGATCCCCTGAAGCTTAAATCCATCAAAGCCCGCCGAGGCTATTTCAAATTCCTATGGTTCGAGGAAGCCAGCGAATTTAAAGGCATGGATGAAATCCGCAATGTCGAGCAATCGGTGCTCCGTGGCGGTGAGAAGTTCGTGGAATTCATCACTTACAATCCGCCGAATGACCCGGCAGCGTGGGTGAATAAAGAAAGCAAGATTGAGCGTGCCGCGCGGTATGTGCATACATCAAACTATCTCGATGTACCACATCATTGGCTTGGTGGGCCGTTCTTTAAGCGTGCGGAATATTTGAAAGAAATTGACCCGCTGAAATATCAGCACGAATACATGGGCGATGCGGTAGGGCGCGCTGAGCAGATTATTTTCTATGGCAAATATGTTGAGAAAGAGTTTGATACGCCAGAAGGTGTGCAGTTCTTTTTTGGAGCTGATTTCGGCTTTGCCGCCGATCCAAGCGTGCTTATTCGATGCTTCATGCTGGATGATTGCTTGTATATTGACCATGAAGTCTATGGCTATGGCGTTGAGATTGATGAGATGCCACAGCTCTATGATAAAATACCAGAATCACGTAAATGGATGATTCGTGGCGATAGCGCCCGTCCTGAAACGATTAGCTACCTTGCCCGGCATGGATTCAACATCACCGCTGCTGAAAAGTGGCAAGGCAGTGTTGAAGATGGCATCGAGCACTTAAAGGGATTCCGCACTATTTTTGTGCATCCTAGCTGCATGAAGTTGCTAGAGGAATTTAGGAATTATAGCTATAAAGTTGATAAGGTTACTGGCGATATTCTGCCGATAATTGTGGACGACTGGAATCACGGGATCGACAGTTGCCGCTATGCACTAAGTTCGTATATCAAAAGCCGGGGCATGGGCGCAATGTGGGAAAGGTTGGGGGCTGACTAATGGCGCGTAAAAAAACATCAGCTACCCATGATAGCTTCCAGAATTTCGCTGCTAACCTTGGCATTGGTACGGATAACCTCACCAGCGCATCGTCTTATGGATTCAACCCCCTTTCTGTCAATCGGTTGCTGCTCGAGTACATGTATCGCGGTAGCTGGATTGTTGGCAACGCGGTGGATGTTATTGCTGATGATATGGTACAATCTGGAATTAGCATGAATACCGATGCGCTATCGCCGGACGAGTTGGATATTGTGCAGGGTGCGCTGGAGCGCATGGAAATATGGACGAAACTTAATGAAGTGATTAAGTGGTCAAGGCTTTATGGTGGTGCGCTTGCTGTGCTTCTCATCGAGGGACAAGATTGGGAAACGCCACTGGAACTGGATACAATCGACGAAGGTCAGTTCAAGGGCTTACTGGTTATGGATCGCTGGCAGTTGCTGCCCTCGGTTACGGACTTGGTAGAAGAACTAGGCCCCGATATGGGCAAGCCTCGCTACTACCGTACTATCGGCGATGCAATCTTGCCTGACTTAGGCAATATTCACTACAGCCGCGTCATTCGTTTTGATGGCTATGACCTGCCGCACTATCAGAAGTCTACCAACATGCTGTGGGGGACTTCGATTATCGAGCGCATCAATGACCGATTAATTGCATTTGACAGCACGTCTACAGGGCTTGCGCAGTTGGTGTTTAAGGCGCACTTACGCACTTGGAAGATCGAGGGCTTGAGGGCTGCAATTGGCACCAATGCTACCGCCGTGAACAATGTGATAAAGAACGTCAAATTGGTTCGCCAGCTTCAAAGTAATGAGGGCATCACGATCATTGACAGCAATGATGAATTCGACACGCATAGTTATAATTTCGCTGGCCTCGACGATTGCCTGATGCAATTCGGCCAGCAATTGGCTGGTGCATTAGAGATACCGCTAGTGCGGTTGTTCGGACAGTCGCCCACTGGATTAAGCAGCACGGGTGAAAGCGACCTGCGCACCTATTACGACGGCATTAAGAAAAAGCAAGAAACAAAGATGCGCACGCCGCTGCGCCGGATTCTGGATATTCTATGCCGTAGTGAGTTCGGCGCGCCACTGCCTAAAGGTTTTACCTTCACGTTCAATCCGCTATGGCAAATGACTGACTTAGAAAAAGCGGATATTGCACAGAAAAACACGGCTGCGATCGTGCAAGCGTATGAAGCTGGAATCGTTAGCAACCATGTGGCGGTTAAAGAATTAAAGCAAATGAGCAATGTCTCCGGGGTGTTTAGCAACATCACTGACGAAGATATAAAAGAATCAAAACAAATTGCGCCGTTAAGCGAGCTTATAGAGGGCGATGATGAAGAAGAAAAGCCCGTTTCAAAAACCGAATAGCATCGAACGCAAATACGCTTCGATCTTACGCGGTGTGGCAAAAGAAATAGGGCGAATCATTGGTATTTATAAACCTGAAAAACCAGATTCGCTTAAGTCAATTAATGCGACGCTGGTAAAATACTCGGACATGATTCGGGAATGGGCTGAAGTTAAATCAGCTGATATTATCTCAGACATTATTCGTCATGATAGCAAAGCATGGGTGGCGAATAGCGAGAATCTTTCGCGCTCGATGCGGCAGCGGATTCAATCGGCACCTATTGGGCAAGCAGTGCGTAAAGCACAGCAGTTGCAGGTGGAGCTAATTACTAGCTTGCCCTTGCAAGCGGCTGAGCGTGTGCAGCATCTTGCGAACGAAGCGATCTACAGCGGTGCTAGGGCTTCATCGCTTACGAAAGAAATATTACGCACGGGCGAAGTTACTGAGGGGCGGGCACGAACGATTGCCCGCACGGAGACTTCACGGGCTTCTAGTTTGCTGGTACAAGCAAGGGCGGAAGCTATTGGAAGTGAAGGATATATTTGGACTACTTCGCATGATTCCGATGTAAGGCCAAGTCATAAAAAGATGGATGGGCAATTTGTGCGGTGGGACAGCCCTCCCACGCTTGACGGACTCACCGGGCATGCCGGGACGCTACCAAATTGCCGATGTTTCCAAGTTCCTGTAATTCCTAAACATTTAGAGGATTAAAATGCCACTTACTCCGGGTTCGAGTCAAGAGGTTATCAGCGGTAATATTGCGGAGCTGGTAAAATCTGGATACGGTCATAAACAAGCGGCTGCGATTGCCTATAGCAATGCAAAAGACGTAGCGCCGATGCGGTTTTACCTATCCGAACAGTTATCGGAAAAAATCAGCAAAACGCCAGAAGGATTCTTGTGCTGCTATGATGTAATTATCGCTCGAACGGGTGTGCAAGTCTATACCACGCAGGAAGTGCCGATTGAATCGAATAGTGGGATTGTAAACATCAGCCGCGATCCTGAAGAAGTATTCCGCTCCGAGACGCTGGCTTCTTTTGTCGGAAAACCTGTCACTAACGATCATCCTCCGGTGATTGTCGATCCCAGCAACTGGAAGCGTTACGCGGTAGGCACGGTACAGAACGTGCGTCGTGGCGAGGGTATTTACGACCGTTTCATGTATGCGGATTTACTAATAACCGATGCGAAAGCAATTGAGGCCGTGCTTAGCGGCAAGCGAGAAATTTCCTGCGGCTATGATGCTGAATATGAGGACTTAGGCAATGGCCAAGGTCGTCAAATCAACATCGTGGGGAATCATGTTGCACTCGTCGATAATGGCAGGTGTGGCGATAAATGTGCAATCACTGATAAGGAGACTGTGAAAATGAGTATTAAAGACAAACTACTAGCAACGCTGTTTAGCGCAGTGATGGATGCTGATCCCGCTGTTGTAAATCACGTTGACCCAAGCAATGCAAAGGCTGTGCCAGTACCGGGTGAGCCTGTGCCAGCCGGGATATCCGAAGAAATCAAAAAAGAGGAGCGCATCGGTGGTGACCCTGATGACCATTTCGCCAAGGATGCTATGGAGAAATTCTCCGCTCGACTCGATAGCATTGAAGAAATCATCAAAAAGCTGAAAGGCAAAAACGAAGAAGAAGTCGAGAGTGCTGCGGAGAAAGAAGAAAACGCGGCCTACGATGATGACG